GGACATCATCGTGAACAACGTGCTGCGAGGCCCGAGGTGGGAAGCGTTCCCTGCCGTGAGCCGCATTCAGAACATTGGGGCCGAGAGCGGCACACACGTTCCGAGCGCGGCGTGGCACGCAAAGTATCACCACGTTCCGATCACCGCCGACGATCTTGAGGGTGGCCCGGTGCGGGACTTTGTGGAGGTAGAACCGAGCCTATGATCTTGATCGTGGAAGGATACCGACCGGCAGACGAGGCACGTCTGGCCGAGATTGAGTCGTGCGTGAAAGCGAACGACAACCTTGGCATCTTTGATGACTTTCAGCCGATGGTCAGCGGCGATGGGCGGCTTCGGTACGGCCATGTGTTTCGAACCTGTGCCGAGCGGTATCCCGGTCGCGTGTGCGTGCTGGCGAACGCGGACATCGTGTTTGACGAGTCAGCCAAGCTCCTGCCGTATCTTGTCCGCAAGGGCAGACTCGTCACGCTGACGCGGTGGGAGAACGATTCGACGCCGCGAATGCTGGGGAGATTTCACGACGAGCGGTTCTACAGCGGATCGCAGGACGTGTGGGCGTTCATCGGAGGCGACCTCGTTGGCCTGGGAGACCAAATCGCTCTTGGGTACATCGGATGCGATCAGGCGATTGCTGGCGAGGCGATGAACGCGGGCATCGAGGTTGTGAACCCTGCCCTGTCGATCAAGACAAGGCACGTTCACACGGTCGGCGGCGTTCGCGGGCCTGACGAGATGAGTTTCCAAGGGACGTATGCCTACCCTGAGTTGACCACGACCCGCTGCACTGGGTCGGTCGTGTATCACCAATGGCCCGAGGGAAAAGCATGAAGGCTGACATTGTAGAGCGGCTGCGGGCGTGGGTTTACACCGTCAAGGCAGTCCCGGCAAGCGACCTCATGGACGAAGCGGCCGACGAGATTGAGCGGCTGCGTGCCGACTGGCCCGACCAACTCAAGGAGGCGCGTTCCGAGATCGAGCGGCTGCGATTGTCCGCAAAGAGCGATTTTCCGGTGCCGGAAAACGCGGTAAGCGAGGACATTTCTGTCCGAAAAACGGGTGGAGATTTTGGACAACCGTCTCCTGCATCCGCTGGCTCTCAGGCGGTGGCGTGGGTGGTCGCTCTTGGCGGCGACGGGCTCATCATCGACGGCATCTTCCTGCGGAGGACGCAGGCGGAGGAAGCGTGTGCTTGGCGGAACGAGCACACCACTTACGGCGCAAGGATCATTCCACTCTACGAGAAGCCGCAGACCACGCTCACCGACGAGGAGCGGGATGTGTTGGCGGCGATTGAGGCCGACGCCTCCTACAGGGCGATGAAAAGGACGGAGCGAGTGGTGCGGGAATTGCTTGATAGGACCAAATGAGAACAAGTGATTATGCGGACCAGCATATTCATCCATAAAACGCCACTCTGCTGTATATTACGCCGCCGATTCGCGTCGCACGGCCGCGAAACGCTGACCGCCGCTGTTATCGGGTTCCGCATAACACGCCGTCGTGTCACGTTCCGCGACACAAAAACTTGACACGCCGCTCACCATAGCGGCATGACCACTATCACGCTTGACGAGATCGAGCGGCATCATCCCGACGTGCTGCTGCCGCCAGACGCGGAGTTCGCAGATGAGTACGCGGCGGCGGTGCTGGCTGGGCGGGAGGCGGCGAAGGATCGCAGCATCGCGTTCGTGATGATTTGCAGGAACTCGCAGCCGTGGCTCGAAAGAACGCTGGCCGCCCTGGAGAGGACCGGCGACTGCTTCGCTTCGTGGCAGGCTTTTGCATTTGAAAACGATAGCCAGGATGACACGAAGGAAGTGCTGTCAGCGTGGAGCGACGGGCAGCAGCGGCATGTGTCGCTGAACACCAATCATCGACCGCACCTTAATTTCACGATGGCGACCGAGAGGACTCATGCCCTCGCTGAATACCGCACTGCGTGCCAGGCGTTCGTAAGGAACGGCGAACGAGTGCAGTATGTCGCTGTGCTGGATTCCGATAGTTGGGGCGGATGGAGCATCGACGGGCTTCTCACAAGCATCGCTCACATGGAAGCGGGCGACTGGTGGGGCCTTGGAGCGTATTCGTGGTGCGAGATGCGAGCCGGCGGCGAAATCATTCCAGCCCATTACGACGGTTTCGCTTTCCGTTGGTTCGGTTGGCAGCATCGCACGCCGCTCGACTGGTTCCACCTGATGCGACCACCGATTGGCGCGCCGCCGGTGCCCGTGAACTCAGCGTTTGGCCAGCTTGCTCTGTACCGGGCCGACGCCTACCTGCGTGGTGTCTACACTGGCGAGACGTGCGAACATTGCACCCTGCACAAGACTATTGCGGAGCATCCCGAGACGAATGGGCGTTTCGGTTTCAATCCGTCGATGCGAGTCGTGAGCTTTTGGATACCGCGTGAACCCTTGTGATCCTTCGGCAAAGGGGGTAAACTAAACGAAACGGCGACGGGGTATCAGCCCGCCGCCGCTTCTAACCAACGTCCCCTACTGACATAGGAGAGATGGCTATGGCTGACTCTACACGGCCAGACCAAACCCCGAAAGACGGGCCTTGGCTCGAGAGTCGCAGGCAGCGAAAAAGAGAGTACGACCGCAAGCGATACCTCGCAAACAAGGAGGCGGTCGCTGCCTACAACAAGGCTTACCGAGAGGCGAATGCAGAAAAGATTCGCAATCGCGAGCGGGCTAGGTACGGCAAAAATGTAGAAGCTCGTCGCCAGGCAAACAGGGAGTCAGCAAAACGCAATCGCGAGAAAAACACAGCAAGAGAACGCAAGTGGAGAAATCTCAATAAGGACAGGGTGAGGGGTTACTACAGGACGCATGTGAATAAAAGGCGAAAGACTGATATTGCGTTTCACTTGCAAATGACCGTCAGGACGCGAATACATGGTGCTCTCGCAAGATCATCTCTCTGTAAGGAAGCTCGCACGCTTCAGTATGTCGGATGCACCGCCAGCGAGTTGCGTTGCTGGCTTGAGAGCAAGTTCTTGCCGGGCATGACGTGGGAGAATCGTGGTCGCCACGGCTGGCACATTGACCACATCGTTCCGCTCGCGAAGTTTGATTTGCGCGACCCGCATCAGCAGTCTGCTGCATTCCACTACACAAACCTTCAGCCCCTGTGGGCCGAAGACAACATGCGCAAGAAAGACAAGGTGACGGGTCAGAACCTCTTCGGATTTGCATACGCTGCTAGGATCGCCGAAAAGGCATCGGCGACACCGAAGAAGCGACGCAAGCATGGCTGGTGACACGTCACGCATCGACCTCGCAACCCTGAGAGTCCAGTGGGCCAGCCACTCCTCATACGCTGCCCTGTGCTCGTTCTGGACCGTGACCCGCGAGCAGATCATCCGGCTCAAGCACGTCCTCCCGCTGCCGCCGAGGCATGACCGGCGGCTGCGGTTCCGCCCACCACGCAACGAGAAGCCGACGCCTGAGGAGATTGCTGCCTCCGAGTCCAGCCTCTCGCTGGCCCCGATGATCGCAGCACGGGCGACGTGCGTGACCTCCCAGTGGACCGACGAGGTTCGCCTTCAGCGTCAGGTCACGAAGCCGACCGCGTTCCGCATGACGCCTGTCGAGACGCCCGAGGAACTGCGGGACGTGTTCTCGGACTTGAACCGCGAGAGCCAGTGGTGAGGGCTGCAAGGGGGTGCGGCCTGTCTGCGAAAAACAAGTGACTCCCGAGGGCATTCATACATGATTTCACTTCTGCTCATTGCGGTCGCAGCGGCGTTGCTGTTTGGCATCGACGCCGAGAAGCTCAAGGTTCTGCTGGAAGCGGTCAAGAAAAACATTGACTACCGCAAGTTTCTTGGCCTGACCCTTGTGTGCCTCGCGTTGCTTTTCCTGCCGTCGTGGAAGCGCGAGGACGCTCCGACGCCTGACGTTGGGCCGCTGTCGCTCGCTGGCGACTTCCGAGGCGTGACCGCCAGCGAGGACGCCGCGACGGTAGGCAATCTGCTGCTGGAACTGGCTGATGAAATCGAGTGGGACGGGTCGCAGTCTGAGCCGTTCATCGCCACTGGCTTGCAGATTGACCAACTCCGAAAAGCGGCTCGCCTGCTGCGATGCCGAGGAGAGAGCATCGGCGACCGCCAGCCTGCCGCACGAGACAAGATCGCCTCTTACCTTGAGATTCACGCTGGTACTGATGGCGGGCCGCTGACGCCAGAGAGCCGGGCGGCGTGGGTGTCGGCATTCCGCGATGTGGGGAGGGCGGCAAGTGACGCAGCGCAGTAGTGATTCGTGGACGCTCTCGGCCATCACGTTCGTGATCTTCGCGGCGGCTCTCGGCACACTCGTCAGCCGCTACGTCGGCTTCTTGGCTGATCGAGTCGAGAACAACTTTGGCTATCTGCCAGACCCCGAAGGCACAGCCGAGTTCCTGAGTGAACTTGATCAGCCGCGATTCGCGCAGGCTGGGGCAGACTGCATGGCGAACGTGGTCAAGCAGGACACGTTCCTGTACCGCTACGCAAACGACGCACATCTTGCGGTGTATGGGAGGCCATTCACCGCGTGGGATCAAGGCTCCGCTGGAACGTGTGTATCGTTCGGCTGGGGCGTCGGAAGTTACATCGGGCAGGCGGTGTCATGGAAGCAAGGCGAACTGCCCGCACCGCCGAAGCTCGTCGCGACCGAGCCGATTTACGGCGGGAGTCGCACGCTTGCGAGGCTTCCACCCGTGACGTTCGCGGGATACTCAGATGGCTCGTATGGGGCTGCTGCCGCACGCTGGGTCGCAGGGCGGTGCAAGGACAAGGACGTTGGCGGGATTCTCTACCGCGAAGTGATCGGCAAGTATGACCTGACCCGCTACTCGATTGACCGTTCCCGCGAGTGGGGAGCGAACGGTCCTCCGCGTGAGATTGCTATCGCTGCCGCGAACCACCGTGCTCTCGCGGTGGCACAGGTCTCGACGTGGGACGAACTCGCTGCAGCGTTGACCTCTGGCTACTGCGTGCCAATCTGTTCGGACGTTGGGTTCGCGGCGACCAAGACACGCGACAAGGATGGATTCTTACCTCGCGGTGGCAACTGGGGCCACTGCATGTGCGCCGTTTCTATCCGCTTCGCAGACGGGCCTGGGAAGCGTGATGGAGTGCTCATCCTTAACTCATGGGGAACGACGTGGGTCAATGGCCCGAAGTGGCCCGCAGATCAGCCTGACGGATCGTTCTGGTGCAGCCGAGCCGACATCGAAGCGATCTTGAGGCAAGGTGACTCGTTCGCTATCGGCGGCGTGTCAGGTTTCCCGTGGCGAAAACTGGAGCATAAGGAATGGATGTCGCCGTCTCCGCAGGCTGCGAGCCGCGAGTCAACGATCAACCACGCGCTCGCACTGTGACGCGTACCACGTTCGCCGCCGCGTGCCTTGCGTGTCTTGTCGCAGGGTACTTGGTCGCGTGCGCCCCAGGCTTGGACCCGCTCAATCCGTTCGTGCCGAAGCACGACCGGCCGGTACTGCGATTCTTGCAACGCATGGCAAAACTAGGACTGTGGGTTGCAGTGTTCGCTGACCCGCCTCCGAAGCAGGAGCGTGCCTACCGGAGTCAAGGAACCATCTGTCACGCGGAGGGTTGGTGATGATCGGAATCATTTGTTGGTTGGTGTTCGGGTGGATTGCTGGCACGGTGGCTGAGTGGCTGTGGCCTCCGGCTGCACCGCGTTCGCGGTTCACGACCATCGGCATCGGCGTTGCTGGCTCGGTGGCTGGCGGACTCGTCGGGTCTGTCATCACGGGACGCTACTACGCTCCAGGTGGGCTGATCCTCAGCGTCGCCGGTGCGTTGCTCTGTATGTTCGTCTGGAAGAAATACAACGAGGCCAACCCATGATCGCGATGTTCTGGAAGTTCGTGGTGTCGTTGCTGGTGTGGCTTTCTGCTGACTCGCACGCAATCAACGCCGAGCCTGCTCGATGCGCCGCTGCGGTTGCTGCTGCGAGGGCAAGCATGGTGGGTGAAGCTGCTGATCGTGTGGGCGTGGAAGCGGTGGAGAAGGACACGCACTGATGGCTCAGTCACCTCGCGTCCTTCGCCCTAAAGCAACGGGCTTCACCCCGAAGTCCATCAGCGGCCTCGCCCTGTGGCTTGACGCGAGCGACAGTGCCTCAGTCACCATCGAAACCGGCGTCAAGGTGTGGGCAGATAAAAGTGGCGGCGCGAAGAACTTCACGCAGGACACGCTGAACAACCAGCCCAGCTACAGCGCAACGCTCAACGGGAAAAAGGTTATCTCTTTTAACGGAACGAGCCACCAACTCAACAACCTGACAAACATCATTAACACCGCAAATGTGACCATGTTTGTGGTTGGGCAGCGCAACTCAGGATCTTATGGCGGATACATCACGTCAATGGACTCGTCTGGTAATGGCGACTTGTCGCCTGCAATGTTGATAAACTCAACCAACATTGCCGTTCGCGGCGACAGCGGGTCGGTTGCCACTGGAGGCGGTGGATTTACTGGACCAAGCGTCATTACCGGCGTTGTGAGCAGCTGGGCACCGTCGGTTTATCTTAGTGGCACGCTTGTTCAATCTCAGGCGGCAGGCGGGACGCCTGGGCCCGCGAACACCAAAACTTCCATCGGTACGTATCGCATCGCGGCCGCAAACTGGCTGAATGGCTACATCGGGGAAATCATCTGCTACACCCGCGTCCTATCGACAACTGAACGACAGACCGTCGAGCGCTACCTTGGCAAAAAGTTTGGGCTGACGGTTGCATGAGGTATTTCCGTTCTACTGCTGGTGTCTACGAGTTGGCGAGGCAATCGCTAGACCAAGCGTGGGGCCATGTTCCGCCGACTACGTGCATTGACCCTGCGGAACGCGCCCCGCGCGACTCGCAAGGAAATATAGTGCTGGCGGTTTCCAGTGAGTTTTGCCAGTTCAGCACCGCAGTTGATTTGCTCCCGCAGTTACTGGCAGCGGGCGATGTGTCGGAGATTGACCGACAGACGTTCGACGCAGCTGCCAACGCAGGTTAGCGAACTGCAAGACCCACGCCTTTTCCCGTAGGGTGACAGCAGAGGCCACGTTGCGGGCTAGACCAGTGCCACACCAGGAGAGATGCCAATGTCCGAAGTCAATATCCGCCGCCGCACTCGTCAGGTGGCTATCACGCTGACCACCTCGACCGCGTCGGCGCTCACGCTGCACCTTGATGCCTTTGCTGGCGGTGTGATCGACACCGGGACCATGAGTGCGTCGGCCACCACGCTCCAGATGTGGGGAAGCTCAACCACCGATGGCACGTTCAAGCGCATCTACAACGCGGACGGCTCAGTTGCTGACATCACGCTCGTCCCCTCCACGGCGGTCGGCGGTGTGTACGCTCTGCCTGATGCGGTGTTCGGTGTGCCGTACCTTGAGATTCTTTCGGGCAGTGCGGCTGGCACTGGAGTGACGGCCACCGTCACGTTCAAGAGTTGAGGCGATGCCGCAACGCATCCAACGTTTTCGGTCTCCTAGGCTGCGGGCTGCTGCCCCTAAAGAACTCAGGCCCAACGCAGCGGCTCGGGGATACTGCGATGGAAAGCACAAGGCGTGGCGGGCGGCGGTGCTGCTCCGCGATGACTACACCTGTCGGTCATGCGGCAGGGTGTGCGGGTCAAAGCGAGAGGCACACGCTGACCACATCATCCCGGTGGTGCAGCGGCCAGACCTCCGCTACGAGTTGGCGAACGGTCAGTGCCTCTGCCACTCATGCCACAGCCGCAAGACGCTTGCCAACGGATGAACGTTGATTTATTGACACGTGGGGTATCACGAAAGGGTCTATATATAAAGAGGCCCACCCCATAGGGGGGGCGTCCAAAACCGGGGTTAACCACCAAAACCATGACTGTCGGCAGGAAAGGCCGAGTGCGAGAAACGCTTAGGGGGTAGGGGGGTCTCCACGCGGTGACAAACTGCCAAAAAACTGCCTAAGTGAGTTATGGGGAAGCGCGGACCAAAACCAACGCCGACGAAGCTGAAGATCCTCCGTGGCAACCCCGGTTGTCGGCCGCTAAACGGCGACGAGCCGCAGCCCCCAACGGACGGCATCGCGATGCCGTCGCACCTCGGGCCGGTCGCGTCCGCGAGGTGGGCTGAACTGCTGCCGATGCTCCAGGCGACGCGAGTGATGACGCGGGCCGATGTCGAGGCGCTCGCCCGCTACTGCGACACCTACGAGTGGTGGCTTGCAGTCCGTGCCAAGCTAAAGGCGGAAGGTGACACGTACCCGATCCTGAACGACGGCGGCGAGATCAAGTACATCGCCCAACGGCCAGAGGTTGCGATTGCCCACAAACTGGCCCAGCAACTTCGCCAGCTAGAAGCCGACTTTGGGCTGTCGCCAGCCGCCCGAGTCTCGTTGAAGGTGGAGTCGGATGCCAAGCCGCAAAGCACGCTCGAAAAGTTCCGCGCCCTCAAGGCTGCCGGCAAGACGACGGGCTGAGTTGGTTGAGGGCTTCGCCTACAACCAGAACGCAGCCGACTTGGTCATTCGGTTTCTAGAGTCGGTCTGCTGCCACACCAAGGACTCCCCGACTGCCAAGGCTGGCGAACCGATGCGACTGCTTGATTGGCACAAGCACGATGTGATCGAGCCGCTCTACGGGTGGCGAACCAAGGAAGAGCTTCGCAGGTATCGGCTGGCCTACATCGAAGTTCCGAAAAAAAATGCCAAGTCAACGCTACTCTCGTGCCTCTCAATCTGGCACTTGCTGATGGAGGGCGAAGGCGAACTCGGGTGCATCGCGGCGAAGGATCGCAACCAGGCGGCGATTATCTTTGACGAGACCGCCGCGATGGTGAAGCGGTCGCCCGAACTGGCGGCATCGCTTGAAGTGGTCGATTCGCGTAAGACCATCGTCTGCCAGCAAACCGGCTCGAGCCTGCGAGTGATCTCCCGAGATGCCGGTGCGGCGGAAGGCCCGTCCTACTCGTTCGTTTTCTGCGATGAACTGCACGCATGGCCCGACCGAAGGCTATTTGAGGCACTCCGCTACTCGGGTCGCTCCAGGCGCGAGCCGATCCTCGCGACGATCTCAACGGCTGGCGATCGGCGTGACACGATCTGCTGGGAGCAGCACGAGTATGCCGAGCAAGTGATTGCCGATCCGAAATACGACCCCCGCTTCTACGGCAAGATTTTCGCCGCCAAAGCAGACGGGTCCGAGGACTATTTCGACCCAGCCGTGTGGCGTCGGTGCAATCCAGGCATGGGCATCACCATGACCGAGGAGAGTTTCGCTGCCGATGCCCAAGAGGCCCGCAACAAGCCAACGAAGCTCAATGGCTGGCTCAGGTATTCCGTGGGAGTGTGGACAGAAAGCACGAATAGGTGGCTTGATCCAGACAAGTGGGCGGCGTGCTCAGACGGCCCTCGAGCGCCGCTGGCCGGCAAGTCGTGCATCATCGGAATGGACTTGTCGAAGTCCACCGACCTCTCGGCCTGCGTCGCCCTTTTCCCGAGCGATGATGGAACGTTCGACGTTGAGGCGATGTTCTGGGCACCACGCGACCTCATTATGGAACGTGAGAGAACAGACCGTCAGCCGTTCCAGCACTGGGTCAATACTGGTTTCATCACGGCGACCAGCGGAAACGTCATAGATCACGGCGTCATTCGTGAATACGTGCTGGAATATGCAAAAAAACACAAGGTCGAACGGGTGCTGATGGACATGACTGGGGCAGTGCAGCTGGGAGTGGAACTGCAAGGGACGGGGTTATTTGTGGAATCATTCGGACAAGGCTTCCGCTCTATGAGCAGTCCGACGAAGTTGCTGGAGTCGCTTGTGCTCCAGAAGCGGATTCGGCATGGCGGGAACCCTGTGCTGTCGTGGATGGCCGGCTGCGTCTGCACGGAAGTAAATGCGTTTGAGGACGTTCGTCCGGTCAAGAAAAAGAGCACTGGACGCATCGACGGCATCGTGGCCTGCATCTTCGCGCTCGGCGGATGGGAAGCAAACAGCGTCACAAACTCCGCGTCGAATCCCGAAATCTTCTTCATATGATCGCACCGAACCAGCAGCACCGAATCCTATGGCTCCCGAACGAGGAGCGGCTGTTTAACATATTTGATGACGATTCGCCGCATCGTGCGACGGCTGGCGTGAAGATCAACTCTGGCAACGCGCATCAAGTTGCAGCAGTATTTTCTGTTGTTCGCGTGATTGCAGAAACCGTTGCCGGGTTGCCTTTGCATGTTCTTGAGCGAACTGCTGGCGGCGGGAAAAGGCTTGCCAAGGAACTCCCGCTCTATCGCCAACTGCATTCGCAGCCAAACGCATGGCAGACGAGTTTTGAGTGGCGTGAGCAAGCGGTCATGCACGTTGCCCTCTGGGGCGATGCTTTTGACGAACTGATTGCTGGGCAGATTGTTCCGCTTCACCCGAGCAGGATGAAGATCGAGCGGATTGAAAACGGAAAGCTCCGCTACAAGTACCGAGAAGAAAAAGGAACGGAGACCGTCTACAGCGACGAGCAGATTTTGCAGATTCGCGGCCCGTCCGATGACGGCGTGAACGGGCTGTCGATTGTTGAGGAATGCAAAGACGCTATCGCACTAGCCCGGGCTTGCGAGTTGCACGGGGCACGCTTTTTTGCGGCCGGTGCCCGCCCCGGGTTTGTTCTTTCGACCGAGGGCCAACTCAACGCCGAGGCCCGCGAGGCACTCCGCTCGCAGTGGGACAGACGCCACGCTGGCGTTGGGAACAGTCACAACACAGCAGTCCTGACTGGCGGACTCAAGCCTTACGACATCCCGCAGGCAAGCAACACAGACAGCCAGTTCATCGAACTGCGCCGATACCAGCTCGAGGAGATTGCTCGTCTGTTTCGCGTTCCAAGCTGGTTGCTTGGCGTTGGCTCTGGTGGCCCGAACGCCGAGATTGAGTTTGTGACGCACACGATCCTGCCGTGGCTGCGGCGGTTTGAGTCCGCGTTCACACGCGACCTTATCGGCGACGATGACCGCTACGTGGTTGAGTTTGACGTGCGTGGCTTGCTTCGCGGCGATGCTGCTAGCCGGTCATCGTATTACCGTGCGATGTGGGACATTGGCGTGGTCAGCACGAACGAAATCAGAGCCGACGAAAACATGGACCCGGTGGAAGGTGGAGACATTCGCTACCGTCCGCTCAACATGGGAACGCTTGGGCAGAACCCGACCGAGACCGATGTCTTGGCACAGCAGCAACCCGGCAGTGGGATCGACGGGCAGGCTGTTGAGGGAGGACTGGCTGCTGCGTCAACGTCGGCAGCACCAGACACGTTAGGCACACAGCCTGACGCAGTGCTGGCACCGGTGGATGCGAAGATCAAGCAGCCTCAGGTGGCTGACGTATCGCTTAACGGCGCACAAATCACTGGCCTCATTGCCATTCTGGCTCAAGTATCGTCTGGCCTTTTGACAAAGGATGGAGCAGCGGCGGCTATTGTTGCTGCGTTCCCAAGCATTCAGCCAGAAACGATCCAAAGCATTTTGGATGGGGTGGTGCAGCCTCAGCAGGCCGCTCCCACTCCACAAGTTCCGCAGCCAGCACCGCCTGTCCGATCGCTGCCAGAATCACGGGCGATGACGATTAGCATGGACTTTGACAGGACGTTCTCGGCTGACCCGCAGATGTGGGGTGAGTTTGCCAAGAAGGCGGTTGCGGACGGCAACACCGTTGTGATGATTTCCCGCAGGCCAGAGTCTGATCGAGAGGAGGTGATCGCATCTCTCGGCGACTACGCCGAGTCGTTCTCGCAAGTGCTGCTCGTCGGCGGCGACACGCTCAAGGCTGACGCCGCCGACGCGGCAGGGATTAAGGTGGACGTGTGGGTGGACGATTCGCCTCAGACGATTACCGACACTCCTGTGAAGCGGAGCGAACATGGCGAGGTATGACCACATTGACTTCTCGCCTCCCGCTGGCGTTCGTAAAGAAGCCGCGAAGGGATTGGCGTGGAGAGACGAGTTCAACCGTGGCGGCACGGCGGTCGGCGTTGCTCGCGCTCGTGATCTCTCCAACGGCACGAATATCTCTCCCGACACCGCCAAGCGAATGGCGAGCTACTTTGCCCGCCACGCGGTGGACAAGAAGGGTCAGGGATGGAGTCCCGGCGAAGATGGATTTCCAAGTGCAGGCCGGATCGCGTGGGCATTGTGGGGCGGCGACCCTGGGGAAGCGTGGGCAAGCAAACTGACCAAGCAGATTGACGCAGCAGACAACGCAAACAGGAGCACGATGATGAACATTGAACGACGTTCGCTGGCGATTGACGAGATTGAATCTGACGTACCGCTCCTTGCGGTGGAGACTCGCAGCGAGGAAGGCAGCGGCGCGTCTCAGGAATGGATTGTTGGGTACGCGGCAAAGTTTGGTGTGCTATCGCTTGATCTTGGTGACTTCGTGGAGCGGCTGGACCCCGGTGCGTTTGGACTTGTTTCTGAGCGGCGAGGCAGAAAGACTCCGCTCCAGACGCGAGCACTGTGGAATCACGATCCGAACTTCCCGCTGGCCCGCTATCCCGAGACGCTCAAGCTCACCGTGGACGAGGTGGGACTTCGCTACGAGTTCCCTGTCCCTGACACGTCTTACGGCAAAGACATCGCCGCCAACATTCGGGCTGGCATTGTGCGGGGATCGTCCTTCGCCTTCCAAGTCGGCACGGGCGGTGACGAGTGGAGCATTGAGGAAGGCCGCAGCGTGCGGACAATCAAGCGCGTTGACTCGCTGATTGACGTTTCTCCGACTACGTTCCCGGCCTACCCCGACTCGGACGTGGCGGTGGCACAGCGGTCTTACGACTCGTTTCGGCAGTCGCTGTCCACGATTCGCGAATCGTGGACAAATGCAGCGGCGAAGGCAAAAGAACTCCGCGAGTATCTGAAAAAGCATGGCCGCTAAGACGGGCGATCGCTGTCCGAAATGCCGAGACGGCAAGTTGCTGATTGCATCGAGCCAGCAGCAGGGCGAGTACCAAGTTCGGTACTTGCGATGCCGATGCTGCGGCATGACGGACAAGCACATCCTTGCTGCCAACGAGATTCGCCGCACGAAGGTTGCTTGAGTCTTTTACTCTTGCGCTCTCCTTTGCTGGATGGGTGTGGGTGGCGAAACCTAGTTTGACCGTAGGCGATGCGTCCGCGTCGCCACGAATCGCACTAGGAGAGAATCGCCGTGGACAAGATCAAGGCACTGCTTGACGAACTGGCAAATCTGACCGCTCAGATTCAGGCGGCTATGGAGCAGGAAGAGACTCCAGCCGGTGAGGCCGCTGCTGGCGAGGCCGCTGCTGGTGCCACGGCTGGAACCTCGTCTGACGTTCAGAAGAACTCGCTTCGTGCCTTGATGGCCCGTGCCGACGAGGTCAAGGCCAAGATCGACTTCCTTGAGACTGTCGCTGCCAAGGAAAAGGAACTTCGTGCGGTGCTGGAGCGGTCCGCTCCAGCCAAGGCCATTGAGTCACCCAAGGAGCAAGCCGTGGAAAAGCGCGAATACGCAGTGCCGAAGGATCATGGCACTCTCCGTGCGTTCAGGAATTCGGAGTCCGCGTACCGTGCCGGTATGCACCTCAAGGGTTATGTGTTCGGTGACGCCGAAGCTCGCCGGTGGTGCAAGGATCACGGCGTTGAAAGCCGCACGCAAGCTGGCGGCATCAACAGTCTTGGCGGCGTGTTGACCAGTCCGGAACTGTCGAGCGAAATCATCAGGCTTGTTGAGCAGTACGGCGTGTTTCCGCAGTACGCCAAGCGCGTTTCGATGAACTCCGACACGCTCGTTTTCCCGCGCCGCACGGGCGGTCTGACCGCTCGGCCTGTTGGCGAGAACGTCGAAGTCAGTGCCTCGGATGTGACGTTCGACAACGTGGAACTCAACGCGAAGATTTGGGGCGTGGCAAACCGCACTCCGAACTCGCTGCTTGAGGACTCGGTCATCAACCTTGCTGACGCTCTGGCGGTTGAAATCGCTCAGTCGTTCGCGGAGGCTTTTGACAACTCGGGCTTTACCGGTGATGGCACGCTGGCCTACCACGGCACGACCGGCATCTGCACGAAGATTCTTCTGTCGAACTATTCGGCGTCGGTTGTGACTGCGACGAGCAACACGACCTTCGGCGATTTGTCGATGAAGAACTTCACCGACACGCTGGCTCGGCTCCCGCTTTACGCTCGGAATCGCAACGCTCGCTGGTACATCTCACCGGCTGGCTGGGGTGCAGCGATGCTGCGGCTTGCCATGCTTCCAGGCGGTGCGTCAGGAGCCGGTGGCAACAACACCGACAACGTGGCGGCTGGGTTTGGCGAGATGTTCCTCGGCTACCCTGTCACGCTGGTGCAGCCAATGCAGTCGGCCCTCACCGGCACGACCGGCACGGTGGCCGCTCTGTTCGGCGACCTGTCGCAAGCCGCCCTGTTCGGCGAGCGTCGGGCCATCTCGATCAAGACTGCCAGCGAGCGGTACATCGAGTATGACCAGACCCTGACCTTTGCTACGACTCGCAACGCGATGATCGTGAACGACATCGGCTCGACGAGCAAGGCTGGTCCGATTGTGGCTCTCAAGTTTGGCTGATCCTGACACACTCCTAGGAGATTTCTGATCCAATGATTCACGTTGCAGCTACTAAGAGCGTCAGCAAGGCCGAGACGGCTGTGCTTTCGTCCGCGACGCACTCGCTGGAAATCGACACGCTCGGTTTTGAGTATGCGTCTATTGACGTGCTGTTCAGCCCGTTCACGTCGGCCAGCGGTCCAACGACTGCGGCCAACGTGCTGCGAGTTGCACAGAGCGACGCCAGCGGGTCGGGCCAAGCCAATCTCAGCGGGTTTGTTGGCGGCACTGATTTCACGGTCAGCAGCGGTTCGACCGCGACTGCCTCGGTGGGATATGCTCAGCGATTTGACATCGACCTCCGTGGCAAGAAGCGTTACCTGACCGTGTACGCGACTCCTGCCTCGACGTGCGGTGTGGTCACTTCCTGCCGTCTTGGCAAGGGCGAGGCTGGCCCGGTGTCGGCTTCCGATAAGAATGTCAACACGATGGTCGCTGGCTGATCCGCTTGACACGACGAGCACAGTAGACGGCGGGGAAGGCGTGAGCCTCCCCGCCGTTCTCACTTTCTGGAATGCAAACCTATGCTTGTTCAAGTCGGCGGCTCGTCGGTTGACGTTCGGTGCGAAGCGATCCTCTCTGGCCCGAGGTTCGGGCCGCTGATCAACATATTCGGATTCATCGAAGCGATGATGCCGCTGCACATCCGCCCGACGCTTGGGCAAGGTGCGTTCTGGAGCCAAGTGCTCACGCGGATGCTGGAGAAGTTTGAGCCAACCACTGAATACATCATCACGCTGGACATGGATTCCTTCGTGAGCCGCGAGAACATTGAGCACTTGTTTGCCCTTGCCATGACGTTCCAGTGCGATGCTCTCGCGCCGATCCAGACCAAGCGTGAGGACGGTCGACCGATGCTCACGCTGCTGAACACGCTCGACAACCCACCGGAAGGCGGCGTGACGCAAGTGCCTCGCGAGTGGTTCGGATCTCCGGTGCAACAAGTGGACACCGCGCACTTCGGCTGCACGATCATCTCGACCGCTGCCCTGCGGCGAATGGCGAAGCCGTGGTTTCACGAGCAGCCCGGTCCAGACGGGCGGTGGGACGAAGGACGTACCGACTCTGACATCTCGTTCTGGAGGCAGTTCAAGGCGTGCGGCAACCGCCTCTACATCACGCCGCGCGTGTCAATCGGCCACGGAGAGTACGTCATCACATGGCCGAGCCAAGAACTCGGAAAGCCTGTTTTTCAGTATTGCAACGAGTGGCAGGAAACACGCAAGCCACCAGCCTCTGCATGGAAGGTGGATTGAAACATGAAAATACGGATGCTCCGACCCTACGGTGCGTACAAGCCGGGCGAAGTCCTAGACCTTCCGCAGCGTCAGGCCGAAGGCCTTGTTGCGTGGGAATACGCAGTGGCGGCGAGAGATGAGCAGCAGACCTTGATTGAGACAGCGAGCGTCGAGCCGAAGTCCGAACGTGCCGACGTGACGCCAAGGAGACGCCGACAGTGAGACGCTACCGCAGCCTCAAGCGACTGACCGCCCCAGCTGCGGAGCCGATCACCCTGGCCGAAGCCAAGTCGCACATCCGCGTCGATAACACTGTCGATGATGCGCTGATCTCTGGGTATATCACGACTGCCCGCGAGTGGTGTGAGGATTATCTTGATCGGGCATTAGTGTTGCAGCAGTTCGTGATGAAGTTGGATGCTTTCCCGACTGAGATTGAAGTTCCTCGCCCTCCGATGGCTTCTGCCGGGACGGCGACTGCGGTGACGATTACTTACACAACCGGGTATACGCTTGCGACGGCAACGCTTGCAACGACCTCGTATCGCGTCGATAGGGAAGACACACCCGGCAAGGTTAGGAACCTTTACAACCAATCGTGGCCGTCGCATCTGATTGACCAAAACTCCGTTGTGGTCACATGGTGGGCAGGATATGGGGACGCTTCTGGAGT